GCATTCCCCTCAGTAACTTTAAATGCAGATAAATCTTTACCATTAACAAATAGTACAGTACATAAACCTACATTGTTTGCTTGATATACAGCACTCCCTGAATGAGAGTTGAGGGTTGTCCAACCATATATAGCTGTTTTTGTATCAAACTCGTCTATGGAAGGGTATATATCTTTTAAATCTCTGTTCGTGCAGTAAGCCATATCTCTCCTAATTTATCACTCAAACCTTTCTTATGCAATAAAATTGTTAAAGTTTAACAATTTAATCTAATATTTCTATGTGAACTAAATCCATAAATGTTTGGTCTTTAGTTTCTCCATCACTATCCCAATCTCCACCCCATCGAATCTTTAGATTGAGTTGTTTAGCAATTCCTCTAACCATGCCACCCATATAATAAAACCTATTACTCTCTTTCCAGTTAATTGGGTAAGGAGCTAAGTCTACTGCTTTACCTAGCTGATGATTACTCTTTTTATTGATACCATCAAGCTTACTCTTTCCATCTTTAAAATATTTGTTTTGAGTTTCGGCTGACCTAACTCCTTCAATAATCGTAACATCCATGACTTTGATTAATTCATTTAGTACATTGACTAACCTTGAATCTACACCTTTCAATCTTGCACGACTTCTTTTCCCAAACTTATACATTACTTCTTCTTCTTGCCCTTAATTACTTTTCTCTTCTTCTTTGATTTTGGCTTACCAAAGCCATATCCTTTTCCTTTTGGCATTATGCTCTCCTTACTTTCTTTGCTGTTTTTTTAGTGTATTTTGCTCTCTGCTTACCTTTAGCAGTAGCCTTTCTTTTCTTCTTATTCGTATACGCTTTTTGACTAGGGGTAAGTTTTTTTCTCACCTTCTCTGGTAAATATCTACCTCGTTTCCTTCTTGGTTTCTTAGCATCTCCTTTGGTTACATAACCCCATTTCTGCTTAGTCCACTTAGATAAAGAGTTCTTTGTAGACTTCCTGCCTTTATAACCTCCCCCAGCTTTTTTGTACCTTGCTGTGGCTATTTGGGCTTTACGAGCAGACCATTGACCTCTTCTACCACCTTTACTGCCAGATTTAACAGAAGAGACAATTCTTTTCCATAACGCTGGTTTTGTTTTTGTAGCAGTTTTAGCCATTACCACTTAACCTTATTTGCCCAATAACTTCCTGAGAGTTTGCCTCTAGCTATATTCTTACGATGCCTTGCCTTAAAACTCTTCCTCTTTGCTTTCATTCTAGCAGACTCACCCTTCTTAGGTTTACCTGCCGTCTTTGCTCCTTGCTGTCCAAATCTAATTAGTTTGGTTTTACCCCCAGATCGTGCAAGTACAACATGAGACTTTTTTGGATGGCTAGGGGTACGCTTCGGTTTATTGTACCCCTTTAGTCCAAACCTTGATAATCTTGGGTCTTTTTTCTTAGGCACTATTTGCCTTTGAAGTAACCACCCATTACATCAGTAACAACATCCATTACTTTTTCAAATAATATTTGCTCTTTATCTTCTGATACAAAAGGAATATTTATTTTTTCATTTAGTTTAGTTGCTAACATAGATGCAAAATCATCTGATTCAATATGACTCATTGCATCCTCTTTCATCTTATCTGCTTGTGCTTCTGCAAGATCAAGCATCATTTTCTTAAAGTCCATTACGACTCCTTTGTCTTTTTGATTTTATAATATAAGTAAATAATATTCATTACAGCAATTACAATACCTAATATGTATGGCAGTAAATCCATAAATACAATAGCCATGCTACCGAAACTCCCTGTTGATACTTTTAAACTATCCACGACCACTCCCATTTATTCTACCAGATAGGTAGCTAATTTTATCACTCATGTCATTTACTTCTTTTAATAAATCTTCATTACGCCTATCCCTTGTATCGTCTGATTTATTCCATCTATCAACAAGTTTTATTAGGATGCTTTCCATGTTTTGCAAAGTCTCTGACTGACCTTTGTTTTCTATCTTTAGGCTTTCTAGCGTTTCCTGCTGTTTTGTTGATTTCTGTGATAGTGATATTACTAGATAGACAAACATAACCCCCACAATGCCTATCATTCCTGCTTCTGCATAGACTGCCATAAAGTCCATTATTTCTTCCTCCTCTTACCCCAGCTTAAAGGATTAATATTCTTTTCGTACCAAGCTACTTTTTCTGCAAGCTCTTCTCTCTCAGTCCTTTCTTCCACGATGTGTTTATCAAGTAAATCCCCAATGCGTTCATCTGCATTAGCAAAGTTTGTTTCAAGTGTTCCCAGTCTAGTCTCAATCCTATAGTAACCATAGACGAGAGTACCAACAAGAACAAGAATTTGCCCAAACCACTTAAGGTTAATACTGACAACAGCATTGTCATCCACAATCCCACCTCGATAACTCCTAGCTGTTTTGACATCTTCACTCATGTTCCTTAACAGATTCCCATTGATTATGTGTAAAACACCAATTATCTGAATTAATTCTCACCCTATCTGCATAGAAATGAGATGTAGAATCTTGATCCACAACTTCTAAAAATGTATACATAGAATCTTCTGGACTCAATTCAAAACTACCAACTGACCAACCACTTGTGCAACTACTCAGCATAAGAATAGATGACAGTAACATTATAACTCGTACTAACAACTTCAAAGTCTCCATTTTTTAATTTTTTAATTACTTTATTCATATTACCATCCATAGTGCCATAGCAGTTTCTACAATAAGATCAGATGCCGTATTGTACGCCCATCTCTTCTTAGTTCCATAGGTTTCATGTGTTCCTTCGATATAAACTTCAAATATCTCCCATAAAACACCAATGATAAATACTCCCATTACACACCAAAAAGCACTCCAATCCATCCATTGAAATATCTTGCAGAAAAAAGCTCCTGCTCCAATATGATAGGCAGTCCAACCATCTAGCTGTCCTGTTTTTAATTGCCACGATACTAATTTAGTCAAAGGATTTTTCATCTATCTGTCACCTTATTGTTTAATAGTTTATGGTTTACAATGTCAATACGCCCATGACCATCTGAATGTCTTTTAGCACATTCATCTATATAAGCATCTTCAATAGTTTTGAACGAATCACTTTTCTTTACTATAACTCCATCTACACAGAGGAAATAATCTTTAGAGTTAGGATAAGTAATAGATGTTATCGTTCCATCTGCTTTCTTAATAGATTTGATCATGTTAGGTTTAGTATTCTTATGAATAACTACATCGTGATCATAGGCACATTGACGAACAATCATTACTCTACTTCAGCCTCTACGACTTCATCGTTAAGTGATTGCCTAAGCATATTGATAAACGCTTCTTTACCTACAGATAATTGATCAGCTATAAACTGATTGCTATTCTGCTTGTTTTGAATGTCGTTAATATGATTCACCATCATCTTTTGCTCATCAGTCATATCTTCAATAACGTATTCTTTGTCATCAAGATTCAGGACTGGCTTCTTTTCTTTTTTTGCCATTATTGACTCCTTGTTTGTTAATTATTATCCACAATAAAGCACACAACTAACCATCTTAACTTCTTCAGTTGAGTTACCCATTGTTACTTTTCCTAGTGTTTTACTTCTAATAATATCGTCACTCTGTACTTTAGCAGTTCCATCTCCATTACTTTCTAGTAAATCTCCACCAACACAAGAACCAGTAACTTTAATTGATGATATACCAACTGAAGCAATAGTTACATTACTTCCATCTAGTCCTTCTAAATCAGAAACAACTCCGTATACTCTTTTATCTCCAACTGAATTAGAGATTTCTACTTTAGCGTGATTTTCACTATGTTCTTCGTCTATTGTGCTTACTACCATTCCTACTTCTAAAGTATCAGGACTACTACTTTCGTGACAACCTGAGAAACCAGTAAGAGATACAGTTCCACCAGTATTTTTAATATCTCCTACAATACTTCCATTTGCTCTAAATTGAATAAATTGTCCGTTGTCTGCATTTCTACAAACTTGCATTGTTTCACCACCAGCATCTCTACTAAAAATAGCTGAATCAGCAGACCTAATAGCATGACCATTTCCAGTTGAGCCAGAAGAGGCTCTACCTGAAAGTATATCACCACAAAAAATAGATGCTCCACTATCTTGAGCCATATAAACAGCAGTTACATCTCCATTACCTAGAGTTACTGAGTTATCTGCTACACCAGTTGCAGAAGCACCTATAACAGTTTGATTAGATGCACTATTCGCACTACCTCTTGCCTCTTTACCAATCATGGTATTATTAGAGCCTGTAGTAATATCGTTTGTGCCTTGATTTCCAGCTCTACTTCCCACAAAAGTATTAGCTATCCCAGTTGAGACATCCATTCCAGCTTCAAAACCTATTGCAGTTGTTTCTCCATTTCCAGCAGAAGTATTTAGAGTAGTTAAAGCCTTATATCCAATCGCTGTATTTCTTGAACCATCATTTTCAGTTTTCAAAGATTGATACCCAACTGCCGTATTCCCAGCACCTGAAGTCAAGGCTGAAAGTGCATTTTGCCCTATTGCAATTTGTCCTACAGAACCATTTGTATTAGTAGCATCCATAGCTCTATCACCAATAGCTATGTTACCTGTAAAATCTGCTCCTAGAGTACCACCAGTTAA